GGATCTAATGCACCACCTTGGAATGACAATCTCTTGGCGTTCTCAATGTTTACAATTCTATGAAGACCATTATACCCCTCACTACCCACACCTATAATCTGTACTACATCACCTTGAGCATCGTGTATTTTACTTACTGTAACTGTGGCATCAGTTGTAGAACCTGAAGGTCTAAATGGGACACCCTTAATGATTAGAGTATTACCTACATCATAACCAGAACCAGGATGGTTTAGTACAACACCTGTTATGGTACCATTTGAAGCAACCGTAACATCAACAGTTGCACCCTCACCCGTACCACCTGTCAGTGGTATGTTATAGTAAAACTCAGCGTTACCACTACTTGTACCATAACCAACACCATTAGATGCTATTGTAATATTTGATAGACCATTCAATCCATGGTTTACATCAACATCTATTGTGGAATCACCTGCTGAGTGCGATGCACCAGTGACACCTACACCAATGTTGATACTATCAACAAAGTTTTGTATTGCTTCTTTTGTTATACTATTCTTAGGATCGTTTGTCTCAACAATACCTATTCTATCTCTGAGTGCATAACTGACTGATGCATCAGGATCATCGTTATTGTTATCTACATCTGTTTGTGGACGTAAGTCGTTTACATCCTGAGGGAAATAATTTTGAGTTGTGGAGAATGGTGATACATTTGGTTGTGATAGGTAACCAAGTACAGTAAGATCGTATATACCATCTTGTACACCCTTAGAAAACTTCTGTACCTCTTCGTGGTTGAATATCTGGAAAGACTTACCAACACCACGTTTGATAAAGAATGGTGCAAATGTCCTACCAGAACCAACTATGGTCTGATCATAGAAAGTATATGGTGTATTCAATCCTATAGTGGATATACCACCAGGATTTGTGTTTAGTCCAACATTGAATGTTCTATCATCTGATATAGATAGAACCTCGAACATACCATTGAAACCACTATCGTTGACACCATTGGTATTGTTAGTACTCTTGATTCTATTGATCTCAACAATATTACCTGGTGCTAGTCTATGATAATTCTGTGCTGTGATAACACCTAAGTTACCAGTTGAGTTCCATGAAGCATCAACAATAGAGTTATTAGTTCTAAGGTTTGCTATTGATGTTAGGTCTGTATTATCGTTCTTATAGTAGAGATCTTCTAGGAATGTTGACGACTCCTGTAATGTAAATCCATTAGTAGGAGGCGAAGCAACTGTTGCATCATCAGGCACAACAAATCTTAGTCTATAAATTTTCTCTAAGTCTTTCCTTGTGTCAGGTTGTCTAACAATGAATGAGTTAGATGTCTTGATTGATATTCCACCTGCATTTAGAACTATAGCAGAACGTAGTGTATTAGCAGCACCAACGTTTACATACCATCCATCGTCATATTGTATTGGATGACCTGGTTCGCCAGGTTCTTTGCTTGCTACCTCAGATACAATTCTAAGTTTACCACCTAAGTTGTTTAGTCCAGTAAGGTTACTACCAGCAGTTGCATTGTTGAAAGTAGTAGCAATCTTGATCTTGTCATCTGCTAAACCAGCAGTGATAGCGAAGTAATCTTTGTCATGGTCAATACCATCTGGTAGTGATCCTGAATCAGAGAAAAATCTTATCTTCTCACCAGAGTTGAACTTATGTGTGTCTTCTAATGTTATTATATTACTGGTTATACTGTTGATACCAGAGTTACTACCTACAAATATTTCCTTCTTACCTGATACCCATGTGTCAGGGTTGCTGTTAGGTCCTGGCATGAGGACTTCAGCACCGTAAACAATGTTGTTTAGTGAGCAGAATAGTTTATCTCCTGTCTTACCACCAATATTAAATCCACTAGCAGTCTTGACAGGTACGGTGTCCTTGACATCAAACCCATGTATGAACAACTTAGTGTCTGTGGATACACCAATTGTTTTTTGTACGTCTATTGCTAACCAGTTTATATCATCTTCTTTGTTGAAATTCTTCTTAGGAGGTACAATGCTAGTAATGTAACCTTTATCATCCTTGATGAATGCTTCTCTTTTGAATCCATCTGCCTCTAATCCTATAGCACCGAAGTTAGAGTTAGAGTTTGTAAGGGATATGTCACCACCTGACTCTGTTACAAACTGTCTAGCATAACCTACAGCAAAACATGATACAACCTGTAGAACTGAGTCGTTTGATGCAACGATATGGAATGACTCATAGTCTGGTTTATATTGTGCGAGACTATCTGTATGTAATGTGACTGATGATCCTAGAGTTGCCTGATCTTGCCATGATCCTGAGGTTGGATTATACTTTACAAATGCATTGTCATCTTTTTGTAATCCAATACCAGTGTATTGGGCACAAACCATAGACTTGAATCCAGTTGCCTTACTACCATCAGCAAGCATACCACACATACCAAACACTGATCTGAGAGAACAGTTGAAGATATATGGTGATGCAGAAGTTACACTATCACTCTCAACAATAACTGTTGGTGACAGTCCTGTAAGTGATGGAGTTGCTGTTGATGTGGGTGCTACAGGTACAGTATATGTAAATGACGTGGTGCTCAACACCTGTGCCACTACATGACTGCCATCATAGTCAGCATTGCTTACACCGTTGACAATGACAGGTGTGTTTACATTTAAATTATGATCTGTTTTTGTTACTACTGTTACTACTGTGGTCGCTGTGACAGAAGTTGGGTTAGCACCTGAATATATGTCATCGATCTCCAAGTCACCTAACTTAGAAACTGCACCAACAATCCTTGTCTCATCAATAACTTTCTGGAAATCGTCATTTGCAGGGTAGTTTGGTAGTGCTCTACCACTATTAGTACCATATGCTAGAGTCAACTTAGCATAGTACATGTCAAGATCCGTATTACCCTGACCCGATATCACATTCTGACCGTCAGCAAACTCAAAACAAGTTAGTTTATGGTGAGAATAGTTTGGAGCATATACGTTATTAGTGAAGTCTCTGAATACCCTATCGTTAGGATCTCCATCAAATAAACTGAAGTTGAAGAAGAAACATCCACCAGTTACTTTGAATATTGCTGCTCTACCAATACTATCTTCGTCAGGTTGTGGGATATACTTTGGTCTTATCTTTGTCTTTCTGAGGTCTGTACCTATGATAGATGTACCACGAGGTAATATAACTCCACCATCTACTGAGTTGAAATGATATAATACGTTGTCTGGATCCTGTATATCAAACTTTGTTCCAATAGATAACTCACTTATAGAAGCAGAACCACCATTAGAATCAGTTATATTACCAGATGTATTGATCTTGAAACCAGGTCTATTGTCAATGTAGTGCACACCAGGTGACACCATAATTGAAGTCTTATCAAACTTATCGTTATCTTTTCCTAACTGATATGAAAATCTAGCAGATTCAATCAGTGCTCTTTGAATTGTTTTGAACGGACGAGTTCTGGAATTACCAGTATTACTGACATCATCTGTCGCATCAAGTTCTTCTGGGTTGACGTATATTACGTTACCCTGTACATTTTTTAGAAAATTTTCTAATCTACTTAGTGGCATTACCTAGTTTCCGACACCATTCCTTCAACTTATTTATACTCGTCAGATTCGAGGTATCTTCTGCACTAATGGTAAGAGGTCAGATTCTACCTTATCTACAATTTTATCAAGGATATCAATATCTATTCCTAAGAACGGTGGAGTCACTCCTAACAGTCTCAACAAACCATCTACAAACAGTGCTAATGTAGTAAAACCTAATATCATACTTATAACAGTTGCATCTCTATTGTGCTTACGCATTGACTCCTCATCAATACGTCTTGCTTCATCTACAGCATCTTTTATCAAACCATCAACTTCTGTCTTGGTATAGAATTGACCAACAACAGGTATGTTATGAAATTTTATATCTGATAGCGGAAACTTAGACATAAACCACTTTGATTTCTTTATCTATCTCTGTGGCGATCTTTGACATCTCTAATACGTTCAGAAACTGATCAATTGAATTGCAGAATATTTCTTTTATCTCTGCATTAGAACCATAAATTTTGAATGATCTCCTTGGTACAGAGATTTCTAGACGGTCAACAAACTGATCAAGTTGCATAATATGAGGTGTAAGTGTACCTATTATAGCACACCTGACCTCAAAGTCAAATGTCAGTCGTGCGATATTGAGCATGGTCATCGTTCACTAACTTTTCTCTGGCATGCACATGATAGTAAGCGTTTATAGGACCTCCAGCACCATTTCTAATAACAATTCTTGCCCCATACTCTATCCTATCTACAAATAATTCCTGTGCTACCCCAATAGGTGTGAGTTGTACACATAAAGTTTCCACATCAATATTTCCTACCATACCCTCAGGTAGTTCAATGATGCCATCAACTTTTACAATTCCACAAGCGTCCATGATTTTTTTCTTTTAGTATAGCACACTATCTAGCAAATGCACTATCATTATATTCTGGATCAGGATAATCTTCCCAAGTTTCTCCCTCATACTCCACTACGAGTGGGTTTACATCCTTTCTTTCTCCATACACATGGAAGAAACAATCAGTTACACCCTCTAGTATTATTTTTTCATCATCTATATCATGTACTAAAATCTCTTGCTTAGATCCTATTGGTTGTGTCTGCACTGTAATTGATTCTATGAGCACCAAATCTTTCCAGTAATCTGGCAATGGTATCTCGTTACTTTCTGTTCTACCTCTAAAATATACACCAACCTCAGGTCCTTCAATACATGCATATCTAAGTCTGTGACCTGCCCCCTTGCTAGGGTGCACCATGTCAAATGGTTTTGGAAGACTGTCAGCAGTAGCATGTCTTGCCTCTAATCTACCTTTAGATAAGCAATCAACTGCACCAGTGACATATACATCACCATCAATTACCAGTGAATTGACACCTTGAAATCCACTACCATTACCAACTATATTCACATCACCCTCTATATCCAATGCTCTTCCCTTCATTTGGGGCACGAATTTTTGAAGACCTATGTCGGTACCAATATTGACATGTCCAAAAGCATTATCACTATGTTCACCTAAGAACACAGGTCCTACTGCTGCAAGTGTACCATCAAATTCTTTATCACCATCTAGGGTGTCAGTTGACTGATCTACCTTTGGATCCTCAGGACCGATGTAGATCTTACCACTGTCTATGTCACGTATACCTGCCATTACTTGAATCCCTCCGTCTGAGAATTTATATACTCCTCTAATGGAGCAGGGCATAACCTTGTCTTAGGTTCATGTATTCTAACATTCTGACCGATGAGCATCATCCATCCGTTAGAATTTGCAACCATTCTCTCCTTGCCATGAAGAGTTATGTTTTCACTTTGTATAAAGGTATAGTTATCAGATTGAATGGTTATGTTATGCTTTGCAGTCATAGTGATATCACCTTCTGACGCAGAGTTAGTCTCCATCCTTATATCTTTTGCAACAACAGAGAACCTACCATCACACTCAATAACAATGTCACCTAGACTTTTTATTACTAGAGTACCACCATCAACCACAGACTGTATGGTTGAACCTTTCTCTGCAGCACCTGCATCTTCACTGGTTGTCAACTCAAATCCACCATCGTGGAATAGTCTCAATCCTTGACTCTTACTACCTTTTATAGCAACGTCTTTCTTTCTGTTGACATCTGTGTCACGCTCTCTACCAATCTGAAACATCCCATCCTCAGGATGTTGTATAGTTATTGGTGGAACAAATGATTTTTTAGATTCTTCTGCCATTATGCGTAGTACCTTGGACAGGATATAACTGTGATAAGTTTAGCATCTGGTGGTAATACACCAACAAAGTCTTCCTGTTTAGTAAACTTAGTTATGGGTCTAACAACAGCACCACTACCAGTGTTACTATTGACAGTCAACACAGGAAACTCTGTAAATGGTATATTACATACACCATCGACTCCTGTTATTCTACCATTTTCAAGCACAGGTGTAAACGTACAACCTGTACTAGATGTTATAGTATCACCCTCCTCGTATCCATTACCTGTTTGTATTACTTGTACACTATCTATTAGAGGCACCACATCAACACCAGTGTCATCAACAGTTGCAGACTCTGCACCCAGATATCCACCACCAGGATCTACTATGACTACGTTTACTATCTTACCATCAACAATCAATGGTTCAGC